CAGCTGGTAGTGCTTGTCGATAGACTGGCCGCCGATGAAGAGCTCGACGGAGCTGAAGGCGCGCTCGGCGACCCAGCACATGTCGTTGCCGACATTGTTCGAGGTCAGCTGGGCGGCCGAAGAGCTGTTGGGCTGGAGGACGACGAACATGTCACCGACCAGGTCGCCTGAGCGAGCCAGGGTCACCGAGACGAGGCCGCCAGGACCGGAATTACCGGACACGGTCTGCTGGACGGTCTCCATCGCAAAGTTCGTGTGACGCTTGTAGGCGGACTGGAAAAAGGTCACCTTGGGATCACCAGTCAGGTAGACGTCGGACGCGCCATAGGCGACCAATTGCATCAAAGCGCCACCAGGCATTTTACTATAGCAGGAGGAAAAAGTTCAGCCCCGGGGACGCTGCGCCAGCCCCTTCACCTGATTTTCTCCACCACTCGTACAATGTCTCAGCGCCGCCCGCCCCCCAAGACGCCCACGCCGCCGCCCGTCGAGGACGAGGAGGAGTTTGACGAGGAGGAGATGGATGAATTCGAGGATGATGGTGTGGATATGTTCGAGGCCCTGGGCAGTCTCCTGGCGACCGAGGATGGCGAGACCGTCGCGACCCTCTTGTCGGGCCTCAAGGACTCGGTCGATACCGTCGCTCGTCAGCTCGAGGTCCACAACAAGATTATGGTCAAGATTCTGACCGAGCTGAAGGGGTCCAAGGTTTGCTCGTGCAACGCGACACCGGAACCGCAACACATTGCCGCACCCGCTTAAAAAAGTATAGCGCTATTTTACTAATGAGCACCCAGAAGGTCCATACAATCAACAAAGACGTTACACCAGAACATGCGGAGGAAATTAGAAACGCCAATCAGACTACTGAAATCAACTCATGGACACTGGAAGAGCTCGAAAATTGCATCACGAATGCTGAACAAGATGCTGGGTTCAACATCCGCGCAAACACGCTCGCGGCCGACAAGTCGTGGGCCTTTGTCCTCTTCCCGCCGACTCAGGAGCGGGACGCCGACAAGTACCCAAAGAATTATGAGGTCGAACACATCAAGATTCGAAAGGATCGCTTCCTGAACAGCTGTCGGACCCTTCTGACTCGGCTGGAGTCCCTCGGGGCCGGAAAGCAGGCCAGCAAGGATGTCAATGGGGACGAGTTTACACTCGAGTTTAGGGTCCGGAGGCTCATCACAGACCGCAAGGAAATGTACGAACAGTTCCGCCTCTGGGACCGCCGCTGGAACCGCATCAACGACCCGACGCTCGCCATCGACAATTCAGACTCGAGCCTCAAGGATGACGAGAAGAACACCCCGTACCAAAAGCTCCTGCTCTTCCTCTTGTCCAAGGCGTATGACGAGGGCTACCGGCGGTACAGGGATCAGTGCTGTGTCCAGATTCGCAACACCCGTGCGTGGCGACCGGTCAAGGAGATCAAGGACTTTGTGTACGACTCGACGCAGAAGGAGGACGAGCCCGAGATGTGGCGAAACCTCACGAGCCGAGGCAACTGCGTCAGCGACATCGTGAAGCACCTGACCAACTGCAAGGACTTTCAGTTCCTAGAAATCAAGAAGGACCGTCACGTCTGGTCGTTCCATAACGGTCTGCTCGTCGGCAAGGACTGGGACGAGACCGACCAGCGATACAAGATCAAATTTTACCCCTACAATTCACCAGAATTCCGTGAGCTCGACCCGACCCTCGTCTCATGCAAGTACTTTGACTTGCCGTTCGACCCGTACGCGGCACTTGACGACTGGTACGACATCCCGACTCCGAGCATGCAGAAGGTCCTGGACTATCAGAGGTTCGAGGAGGATGTCTGCCGGTGGACCTATGTCTTCATGGGTCGTCTGTGCTTTGAGGTGAATGAATTGGATGGCTGGCAGGTTATCCCGTTCCTCAAGGGTATCGCGCGTTCGGGTAAGTCCACGCTCATCACCAAGGTGGCCCGGAAGTTCTACGAGTGTGAGGATGTCGCGACCCTCTCCAATAACATCGAGAAGAAGTTCGGCCTCCAGAGCATCTACAAAGGGTTCATGTTCATCAGCCCCGAGATCAAGGGCGATCTCCAGCTCGAGCAGGCCGAGTTTCAGTCGCTCGTATCCGGTGAGGATGTCTCGGTCGCGCGCAAAAACGAGACGGCCCTGAGCTTCCAGTGGAAGACGCCCGGAATCCTGGGTGGAAATGAGGTGCCAAACTGGAAGGACAACTCTGGGTCGGTCCTGCGTCGTCTGGCGACCTGGAACTTTGGCCGGCAGGTGATGGACGCGGACCCGCACCTCGATACGAAGCTCGAGGCGGAGATCCCGGCGATCCTTTGCAAGTGCCTACGGGCCTACCTCGACTACGCACACAAGTACAGCGGGAAGGACATATGGAACGTCCTACCAAAGTACTTCAAGACGGTACAGAGCCAGGTGGCGACCGTGACGAACTCGCTCCAGCACTTCCTGTGCTCCGAGAAGTTCAAGTTTGGTCCGGACCTCTGCATCCCACAAAAGATATTCATCGCACAGTTCAACCAGCACTGCAAGGAGAACAACCTGGGGACATTCCGGTTCAACCAGGACTTTTACGCAGGGCCGTTCAGCGCGAAGGAGCTCGAGGTTCGGACCGAGTCGCGCATCTACAACGGTGCGACATTCGCTACCCAGCCATTCATCTTCGGTTGCGACCTGCTTGCGTCCGAGTAAGCCAGGTCCGTCGGATAAAATATCCGTAAATACCAGATGACAAACATTCAGAGGAATGCGGCCGCCCGAAAGCTCCAGGGGGCTTTTCGGCGGACGTTCGTGTTTTCGAACGCGTCCGTACCGGGAGTCAAGTTTACGCCAACCAAGATGACGACTCATATCATTCGGTTTCACGTGACTACGAACATCTCTAAGATTTTTGATTCGGAGCCCAAGGGCTTTAGTGAGATTATCGGCTACATGGGGTCCCAGAGGGTTGCGTCCGTGCGTTGGATTGCGGGCCGCGGGTGGATAGGGGACCATGATGACGTCGTGCGCATCTCGGCCAGGCGTCAGGGCCAGACGATCGTCATCACCAAAGACCTGATCGAGGTCAAGGGGTCAGGGAACTACGAGCCGGCTGTCTTGGCCATCGTCAAGAACGGCCTGGCCGATAAAGGCCTTCTCCGGGCCGAGCCCGAGTTTGTGAAATTCGAGGGCCGTTTCAACATCAACCACGGAATTGCCCTGAGCAGCCTCGCGGCCTTCCTGCAAAAGTTCGGCAAAGTCAAGCCGTTCCAACCGATGGAGGATAAGGTGGTCGTTTTCAAGACGAAGGGAGTCACCTTCCAGTTCTTCCAGAACGGGACGGTCATCTTCGGCGGCCTCAAGGACCCCAAGGAACTCGACGTTCCCAGACAGATTATCAAGGAAATTGCGCGCACCGAGGGCTTCCGGCGACTTTTCTTCGACCGGGTCAGCGTCCTTCCGACGGCGAATATGGAGCGGAAAAAGATGATGTTGGCCGGGCGGTACGCACTGGCCGGGTTGGACTGGACCTCGGAGCTCGAGAAGCCTCCGTTCGGCTCGTACATCCGCCCGGGGACTGACGGTCGGCCACGTTTTTATCCATGGGCCACGGTCCGCGTCGTGGGTCATGGGGTCGGCAATAACGCCGGACCGGCCCAGAAGTTCTACACACCCCTTAAATTCCAGAAGAAGGATGCGTTGGCGGTCGCCAAGGCGTTCGCACAGGTCAAGCAGCCTATCCCGGCCCACACCCTTAAGGTGTTCGCCGACGCGGGTGTCCCGATCCCCGCGTACGAGGGCCCCAAGCCAGCCTACCTGCTCAATCGCGAGGGTGCTGCAGCTTCAGTCCAGGACAAGAAGAAGTACAAGGGTGTCGCGAACCGCCGCGCGAACAGTTGGAACGCCACCCGGGCCGGGTTCTACATCCGCCCGGGGCCCGGCAAGCAGCCGTACTTTTACGAGATTCCCAAGGGCCTCGCTTCCGGTCGCAAGACGGTCATCAAGGCTTACGCGGACGCAGGTCGCAACATTCCCAAGGCGGTCCGGGATCACTGTGAGATTGGCGAGAACGTCAAGACGAACGTCGTA